TTTTTCTTTTTTTATAAGTGCGTTTCTTCTTTTTTAATTGTTTTTTATTTTTACGACTTTTTCTATATTTTAATGTTGCCATATAAATATTTGTTAGAAAATATTTATATTTACTATGGACCAATATATTATGCTCCAAACACATTATTGACTTGTTGTGAGACAATGACAAATGTCGTGCATTTTGACATTTGTTTTATCGTTTTTGCGTTAATATACGTACACGTGCTTCGAATGCCACCTAAATAATCCAATACGGTATTTTCCATTTTTCCTTTAAACGGTATTTTTAGTTCACGTCCTTCGGACGCTCGGTATTTCTCCATTTTCCCATAATGGTTATTCATCGCCATTTGTGAACTCATCCCATAAAATACTTTCATTTGTGTTCCGTCCGATTGGGTTTGCACTTCACCCGGATTCTCTTCGTGACCGGCAAACGCTCCGCCCATCATAATGAAATCCGCACCCGCTCCGAACGCTTTTGACGCGTCACCTGGACAAGTAATACCTCCGTCGCCTATAATGTGTGCATCAAAACGATGGGCATATTCAGCACATTCCAAAATGGCGGACAATTGAGGCATACCTACACCTGTTTTCAAACGCGTAGTGCACGCGGATCCAGGTCCAATGCCGATTTTCACCACGTCCACTTTTCCATACAATACTAAGTCTTGAACCATATCTCCTGAGACGACATTACCAGCGCATATAATCTTATCTGGCCATGTTTCACGAACTTTAGCGCAAAAATCCACCAAATCCGAAATATATCCGTTTGCAATATCAATACAGATCCAATAACAAGGAATTTTATTAAGAATATTGGAAAGATTTTCAAAGGATTTTTCACCGATCCCCGTGGATACCATGTAATAGTTCGGATCAAGACCGTTTGATGTCATTTCTACATAATCTTCCAAACTATAAAATTTATGCAATGCAGTAATCATATTGTATTCCTTTAATGCTTTATATACTTCAAACGTTCCAGTTGTATCCATATTTGCTGCAATAATAGGTACACCGTTCCACTTTATAGATGAATACTTAAAACGGAATTCTCGATTTAGGTCAACTTTCGACCTACTATTAATCGTTGAACGCTTGGGCTTTATAAGAACCTGATGAAAATCGAGTTTAGGATCATTTTCGATTTTCGTCATATTCCTCTAACACAATATTGTTTTAAGTAGATGAATAATAAATAATATTATGAAATAAAAAAAACACACTATATATTAGTACGTTTTCTTAATTTTGCTTTGTGAATATATACTATGATTCCTAAAAACATATATATTTTACATAATAAATTAAAAGTTGCCGATAATATTTCTAAAAAATGGAACGAGTTACATCCTGAGTTTGATATTAAACATTATAATGCTCAAAATATAAACTTGTTTTTCATGAGTGTTCCTGATATTTATCGAAATATTTATCTCAAAATGCAAGACGATGCATTAAAAACCGATTTTCTTCGCTTTGCTATTTTAAACGAAAAGGGTGGGTTTGTCATTGATTCCAATTTAGAACCATTATACAACATAAATATGTTTCCCGTGGGTAAAAACCTAATATTAGCAAAAACCATGGAGGAAAATGAAAATAATACTTATTGTAATAAGTTTTTAGCATCTATTCCACATCATCATGTAATAGAACGTTTATGTAAAACGTTTGTAAATCATTATACAGATGGTTGTTACTTTATATCACATTACTGGAAAGCTAGTAATTTAATGGATTTATTATTGGAATGCGAAAATGATAAAGATGTTACTTTTCTGAAACAACAATGTGCGTATTTTTTTTATGACGCATGTTTTACTTACAAAAAAAAACGTATTATCAGTGATAAAACCCCTTATTTTAGTGATAGTGTAAAATTTAATGATTAATTTTATTTTCCGGAAACACAAATCCATGGTCTTTCAAAAATTCATGTAATACATTTTGATCATATTCTTGTAAATCACTATTTTCAATATATATATCCGTTTCCTTTAAACAAAACATTTTATATATTTTGTTTAAGTTTTCTACATCCGAGATATATTTCGTATATTTCAAAAGCCATGAATAGAATTCGTGGTCATTTTTTTCTTTAATATATTCTTCATACCAACGAATTGTTTCATTTAACGATGTGTTGCTTTTTATATTGTAATCCGTTCCGGATAAAACGCATATTTCGCGGAATACTTTCATATCCATTTTTAAATCAGTCAGTATATTGTCCAAATCATAACACAATACATTCTGGTTTACAATACTAAAATGTCGAAAAACACGCGGACAACCATATACAAACATATCCATATCATCACTCATACATGCCCATGCTTTTCCCGATAAAACGAGTGATGCACATACTTCATCCGCTTCGCCCTGTGACTCATAATAAGATGCACCATAGAGACGAATAAGTTTTTTGATCAAATCGAATTCATGACGTTTTACACGAATACATTGACCTTTTAAATCTTCGATTTCTTGTAAATACTGTTTTTTTTCTTCAGATGATAGGGCCGATTCTTTTTCTTTGAATTCTTGTTCCAATGTTTTGCATTTTTCTTCTGCATTTGCTTTCTCTAGTTTCCGTTCTTCAAGCACTTCCTTTTTTTCCGGGGGTGGTTTTCCATCAAATACGAAAATAGGATGAATAGAATGAGTTCGAAACAGCGATATCATGCTATAAAAGTTTTCTACAAGGGCATTTTGCGACAAATATTTATACATATATATGCTTGTATCGATGGCTATGGTCTTACCGGTGAATTCATGTAATTTAATTTTTCTAATACTAGATCGCTTACAATTATCAAGTAAGAACCTATTCAAATGTATAATTCCCATAAATTAATTGTTTTTTACTTTCACAAAGAAGATAATGTCGTTATCAATTTTATCAACCGTGAAAAGTCATACGCAGACTATTTTTCAAAGGGGATTTTTTCAATTGTTCAACGTATTTTATTTTCATTTGAAATTCAGGTTTATTATAAAGTTTTGCGATTAATTGTATATATTCTTCGACCGTTTTATAATTTTTCCGAAAGACAAGTATAGATTCATTGTTTCTTTTTGACCAAGTAAAAAAGTGATCAAATTGACATAATAAAATAGATTTCAAAATATAGTAACTAAATACATTGGTATGTTCGACCATTTTTTTAGAATCAGCGAACTTTCTTATAAAGGATGAATAAGTAAAACCATAATGATTCAATATTCGAACCGTTTGCATAATACTAAATATACATTCATCACAGATCATAGACTTTGTTTTCTTCAAAATAAGACTGACATTCTCTTTCTTTTGTGTCGAAAAAAATCCATGCATAAATGCATTAAAAAACGTTGCCCATGTTTCACAATAAGATTCATAAATACGGATACTCTTGGCTTCTACATGAGGAAATAACGATAAAATAGGTTGATTGCCATAATTTTCATCCAAACTGGAAAAATCCAAGCCAAAATTATGAAAACTTTCATGCATTAATACTTTATACCATTCTTCGTTTCGATATATATACACCGATGTTTCGGGCATGCAAGATGTTGTAAATGCACTGTTTACATGAAAACTACCAATAGGTTCTCCGTGTTCAGGAAATACCTTTTTTTCATCAATATTGTAAATATGTAGATTGACTCTCTTGGAACATTCTTCTGAAGAGAACCTAGAAATGAAATAATACCATACAAATATTTTTTCAAACTGCTTTGTTAAAAGGGTTTGTGAGGGTTTATTTCCAAGACCATAATATAAATGAACATGAATTTTCCTCAAAACACGGTATTTTAAGGGAAATATACAAGAAAAACATTGAAAAGTACTTTGAATAATGTGATTATACTGTACTTTGGGTATATAAGAAAGGTCTTGGTTATTTATGTTTTGAACAATGTGTTTTTGAATCGCTGGTTGCTTTTTATGAAATTCATTATACCCTTGCAACAAGGTTTTTGTCCATTTTTCCAAGACAGGTTGTTGATGTTCAAATGTATTCATATTGCAAAAATTAATAGGAAAGTGTGCCTTTATAAATGTATTAACCTCTTTTTTATTCATAATAAATAGTATATATTATGAATTTATTTTAAGATCTTTATTTTTCCTGATTATGCAAAAATTCTCGAACAGCCATTAATAATTCATCCTTTTTCAAAGGTGAACCGCGATCAAGATGACTCAATTGTGCCTTACGTGTTGCTAACAAAACATTCTTTAAAGATTCATTTTGACTAAATTTCGCTTTTAATGCAACCATTCTCTCCTCGCGGCAACGTTTATCATAAAAATCAGTGTCAATTTCAATGTTTTCTGGTCGCAATAATAAATCCTTGTTTTTCATATTTTCCTTGCATTTTTTCGAAGCCTTTCCGCTTTTGCTTCCTGCGCATATTGCTAAATCCACATTTTTAGAAAATTCACTTTGACTTTCTAAAGTAAAAAGTGCTTGGAAATCTTTGTTTTGATGTTTAAATTTCGCTCCTTGGTAATAATGTTCTACACTAGCATATGTTTTATTATCCACTTTAAAGGTAGATTCATTATAACTATCATCGAGCTTTCTGCGCCAATGTTTATAAGGTTTTGTCGACAATGCTGCATAAAAACCGATTTGATCCTTTTTGATTTTTTCGTGCACACCTTCTCCGGGAGGCTTTTGTGATGAATTTTTATGAAAAACGAATTGAGTAGAAGATTCATACATACTGTTATTTTCATGATAGTGATCTTGTTCATCTTGATCGATATTTGAATTGATTTCCCGATCTATACCCATTCTATCCTGAAGGTCTTGGAAATCGGGTATTAAAGAGTAAATACCATGCTGACTTTCCATACATTTATTAATAACAAGACCTTTAATACGATAAGGTATTTCAGAAAATCCTAATATGCGTTTTTCTTTGTAAGATACTAATTGGAAATGATTACCACTAAACATGGTGATAATATAATGTTTGGGTTGGAACATACCCTTCTTTTGCATTTCTTCACTTGCTTCTCCACACATTAATATTCCATCATAATCCTTATCATGATAAGCTCTTTCTGACAAAACAACCATTTTTAATTGTAATTCTTTCTCTAAAATGGAAATGGCCCAACTATCTGCCCAATAACTAGAACTCATTATATATTTGCGATAATCTTCAATGGTTTCTATAGTGGAAAAATCAGATACATTTTCGTGAATAAGAGTGTCTTGTTCATCGATTAATTGTTCGAGCTCTTTGTCCCTTGCTTTTAACTCTTCACTTTGTTCCAAGAGATAACTCAACATTTTTCGATCCTTTTTACCTATCTTTTCACTACGTTCTTTCAATTGTTTGTTATTTTCTCGCAATTGTTTTCGTTCTTTTTCGTAACCTTCTTTTATGGAATTTAACATTAGGAACAAATCTCTTTGTTCTTGGAATGCTTTTTGAGTAACATGTTTAGCAACCAAAGCGCGCAATTTTTTAACACTTGTTTTATAACCAATTTGTCTAAAACCATCTCGTATAACAGCAAATAAACAGTCCCCATTATTTTCTACATCATGTATTCCGTAATCAACATTTTTGAAGAATTTTTGAAGCCAATTATCGCGTATTGACCCTTTCTTCTTATAATCACTGCGATTTTGAATATCATTTTCTTCAGTTTCTTCAACTAAATTTTTAGGAACTTTAATTGATTCATCTACTTGAAACACACCATCTTTTAACATTTCATTATTTTGATCAATGATTACTGACGTATCTTGTTCTCTAACCCTTACTTTTACAGCTTCGTCTTCGTCATCTACATCTAACTCAATTATATCAATGTCAATTTCTTTTGGTTTTTCGTTGTTATTTAATATTTCTAAATCCTTGATAGAAGATTCTTTTTGTTTTTCTTCAAACATAGATATATTGGAACCCGCATTGTCAATAAATCGTTCATTTACAAACGAAAATAAAAGAAGTTCAGATTCGTCTATTTCTTCTATGTTGATTTCATCGTCAATGACCATAACTGAAACTTGGGAAGTAGGAAATTCTAATACTCCAATTTTCGAGTATATTTTCTTATTAACGATTAAATAAATATAACAAAAAACGACTTTATCGTCTATTTTTGTATAATTAGGTTTTCCAAATAATATAATGACTTCTTTACCAAAAAGTTCAACTTCAAATGGCATCGATTTATACTTTTTATCGTCTGGATCAGTTTCTCGCTTCTCTTTGTAAATTATTTTTCTATTAACGTTTGATTGTACCATCCTATATTATCATGAGGTATTTTATAAAAAATCTGGACGTTAAAATAATATATAAGTATATAGATGACCAAAGAACTGGCTCTTGTAGAAAACTCCGTTAGTTATATTATTGTTGCGTTATTCGTAATTTATATTCTATATGTGCTTTTTGATGCATTTTATAAACCATCCAAGAGAAAAACCAAAGGTGGTGGTGGATGACGTCAGAATCAACAACTGGATGTTTTAAGTTAAAAAATGAAAACCCTTTATAAAAACAATAGTGGAATGACTTGTAAAAATAAAATAATTGGTTTTTACGACGAAAAATTTATTGATTTTTTATAAAAAATGAATTTTCATAAAAAATATTAACATTTGCAATCCATAAATTTAAATTTAGCACGACTCGAAAAACTGGTACATTCCTTAATATTGATTTTTGTTAACAATTTGATTTGTTCAATGACATCACTAGACCATTTTTCTAAATGCTCCAATTTTTCATATGATTCATTAACAAATAATACTACATTGTCAGCTAACGCTTCAATTTCATTTTGTCGATTTTCTTCAAACATATATTTTTGAATAAGTGATATTGTATCTATAAGAATATGCAATACACTCTCTTTCGATATCATATCCAATTTCATTAAATTGACAATAAATTCTACGTGACATTTTCGCTTGTCATTCTTTTTATTATATTCGCAAAATCCATCGTAATCTACATTTGGGTCTATATAATGAATTTCATGTAGACTCTTTTTGTAAACCTCTACAAAATCATCTACCATCTCTTCGAAAGACTCATGAATACCCACGAGCTCCAAATAGAGATCGGCATATATGCGAGATAGAAATGAATTAGTTGACATAATAGAAAACATATTATCAAACAATTGAGTCTCTTCTTCCTGTCCTAAATCATTTTTGAGAATGTTTTCTAATTCTTCTAATATCGCATTTTTCTGTGAATCATAATTTTTAGGAGACATTTTATTCAGCAAACCACGCATAACACTTATGTGTTTATCGATACCCTCTTTTTCCTCCATTTTTGTCGCTTTAAATCCGCGTATAGCTTCCCAATCTTCGGCTAAATTACCAAAGGACGATTTAGAACTCGCTTTTGATAGCCCTCGTCTAGATCCAGACGAATGAGTACGACGTAAAGACCGATCATTATTTCGAAATAAACTAGAATTTTCTTGAACTTCTGCTGGTATTGCAATTGCTTCATTTAAATTATCAATAAGTTCTTTAATAGCATTATGCAAAGAATATTCCTTTTCAAAAACCCGGGTCTTAAAAAAATCTATATTATAATATGTCGTATCCATTACTATACTTTAGACTGATATGTATTTATATTATTTCTAACAAAGAAGTTAAAAATAATAATCCAAAAGAGTGTAATCACTTATGCAAGAAAATGATGAAATTAAGCAGTATGATGCATGGGACTCACTTGATCTAAAGGATGATCTTTTACGTGGTATTTATAGTTTTGGATTTGAAAGTCCTAGTCAAATTCAAAAACTAGCTATTAAACCAATTATAGATAAGCGTGATGTCATCGCCCAAGCACAATCAGGAACCGGTAAAACGGGCACCTTTACTATTTCTTCCCTACAAAGAATAGAAATAAGTGAAAAAACCACGCAAGTAATGATTTTAGCCCCTACACATGAATTAGTAAAGCAAATATCGTTTGTAGTAAAAGGTATTGGTTCAATGATGGAAGGATTGGTTGTAAAAACATTAGTAGGTGGCACTTCTGTAAATGAAGATATAAAACAACTAAATGAAAATATTCCACATGTAGTGGTCGGTTCCACTGGAAGAGTAAATGATATGATTCGTCGACAACATTTAAATACAAGCAATATTAAATTATTTATTTTAGACGAAGCAGATGAAATGTTGTCGGGTGGTTTTAAAGATCAAGTATATCAAATATTCCAAAATTTACCAACAGAAGCCAAAATAGCCGTTTTTAGTGCAACCATGCCTCCTTATATATTGGAAATGACAAACAAGTTTATGAATAATCCAGTAAAAATTACAATGGAACCTGAAAAATTAAACTTGGAAGGAATTGAGCAATTTTATTTAGCATTAAACGATGACAATGGAAAATATGACACACTCAAAAAATTGTTTAATTTTCTTACTGTAAACCAAACGATTATATATGTAAATAGTGTTCAACGTGTCGAGGATTTGTATAATGCTATGGTTGCAGACGGTTATTCAGTTGTGTGTATACACAGTTCGATGAAACGTGAAGATAGAGAACAGTCGTTCAAAGATTTTCGCACAGGTACTTACCGTGTATTGATTTCATCCAACGTAACTTCACGTGGTATTGATATTCAACAAGTAAGTATTGTCATTAATTTTGATATTCCGAAATCAGTAAATACATATTTGCATCGTATTGGACGTAGTGGACGTTGGGGGCGAAAAGGAACAGCCATTAATTTCATTACACGTCAAGATGTAGGATATATGAAACGTATTGAAAGTCATTATAAATCAGACATTAAAGAATTGCCTTCTGAGTTCAATCTTTAAATTAATCATTGTTATGCGTAATTTAGACACACCTTTTTTCAGTAAATAATGTAAATGTTCTCCTTTTTAGATGAAGCGGTAAATAAAGCGAAAAAGGAAGTGGAAAAAATGGTTTCTGAAACAACAGGTATTAATCCTTATCCTGAAAAACCCGTAGAAAAACCACGTAAAAACCCTCCTTTACATGCTCCTTTTAAATTACCCATTCAATATTTAGAGGAAAAACATGTATTTGCTTTGTCTGATGTCGTAAGTAAGGATTTAGAGTTACATTGTGAAAAGGAAGAAGAAAACAGTGTTTACAAAATTGCATTTCAAGCAAATCATCCTTTTGGAAACCAATTATTCCAAGAATGGAATAATCAATATACAAATCACGTCGGTTTTTTAGAAGAAAGTCAACAAATTGTCGAAACGACGCCTATGGAAATTCACTCCTTAAAACATGACTTATTGATGGAAATGTGGAAAGACTGTAAAAACAATAAAAATTCTTTTATGGAAAAATATGGTTATGTTGAATGGTCGGTTTTAAGGTCATTTAATCAATCACCTATGTTTTTACAAATTCTATCTATCATGAACATGAGTTCTCCAGCAATTAGTTTTATTTTACCCTTTCTTTTTTTTATTTTACCGTTCCTTATTTTAAAAATCCGAGGTATTCCCATTAATTTCCAAGATTACGTAGTCATTTTACAACAAGTCACCAAAAATCACTTTATTGGAAAAATGATTTCGTGTTTTACAAACATGTCCTTTCAAAACATAGTATCCACTCTTTTAATGGGAGGACTGTATTTTTACCAAATGTATAACAATGTAATATCCTGTATGCGATTTTACGACAATATTCATAAAGTTAATCATTATTTATGCACTTTAAAAGAATATCTAGATAAAACATCGAATAGAATGATACAATTTGTTCAGTTACATGGAAACAAGTCGCATTATAAAGAATTTTGCAAAGAAACCTTTACACATTATAGTAAGATCGTGGAATTTCAATCGAAATTGATTTCCATACAACCTGTTAAACAATTCATTTACAAATTGGGTGGAATCGGATATATGTTAAAGTGTTATTATGATTTACATGCGGACAAAGATTATGAAGATAGTATACGTTATTCATTCGGTTTTGAGGGATATATGGATAATTTATATGCTTTACAGAGTCACTTGAAACAGGGTGTTTTAAACAAGGTGATGTTTAGTGAGTCCAAGCATACAAAATTCGAAAACGAATATTATCCATTCCATAAAGACGAAGAAGAATGTGTGAAAAACAATTGTAATATGGAGAAAAAGATCATTATAACGGGACCAAATGCGTCTGGTAAAACGACTTTCCTCAAAACACATACTATTAATGTTTTATTATGTCAACAATTCGGTTTCGGGTTTTTCGAAAAAGGTCTATTACAACCCTATACCCATATTCATTCATATTTAAATATTCCAGATACATCTGAACGCGACAGTCTTTTCCAAGCTGAATCTCGTCGTTGCAAAGAAATAATCGACAGCATAAGTGAATTTCCTGAACAAGAGGGTTATCGACATTATTGTATTTTCGATGAACTTTATTCGGGAACCAATCCAAAAGAAGCTACCAAATCGGCATACGCTTTCTTGAAATATATGAGTAAATATTCCCATGTTGATTTTATTTTAACAACGCATTATACGAGTGTTTGTAGTAAATTGAAAAAGTCAGAAAAAGTCGCCAATTTTAAAATGGATGTTAAAAAGAAAGGAGGAAAAATAATATACACATACAAAATGAAAAAAGGTATTTCCAAAATACATGGCGCAATTAATATACTAGAAAATATGAATTATCCAAAGGAGATATTAGACAATGTCAAGGAGAACAATTAATTATAATGTGAAACAATATAAACACCCAGCACATTATATAGTATAATCGGAAGACATGTCTGATCAAGCAACACAGAGACTTACTGGTATGGTTAAATGGTTTAACAACAAGGCCGGATTTGGCTTTATTACTGTATGCGAGGGATTCGAGCACGCAGGTAAGGATATTTTTGCACATTATACATCTATTCGTGTAACCAACTCACAATACAAGTATTTGGTACAAGGCGAATATGTGGACTTTGAATTGACTAAGTCCGACAGCGATAAGCATGAGTTCCATGCTGCTGATATTACGGGAGTTCGTAGTGGACCTATTCTCTGCGAGACTCGTCGTGTGGTAAGTGAGTCCCAACCCCAAAGAAGCGTTTACAAGAACAGACCTGGACGTGGACGCCAGGACAGAGATCGCCCTAGTTCTCCTGTAGAGGCAAGCACCAGCACCGAGGAGCAAATTAGTTCCGAGGTCTAAGTATATTTTTAGAAAATTTTGATTCGTTACAACGCATCAAAATTTACTCGTCTTTTACACCTTTGAACATTTAAAACGCCGATCTAATCTGTAAAATGGGACAAAATCC